ATAGAAAAAACTACTGAAAAAGTAGGTATAACTCCAACATATAAACGTGAAGAAAAGTTTGTAGGTGAAACAACACCAAATAATTTTGATTTTTCACCTCAATTTACAACACCACAATTAAGTAGTGTTGATTTTTTTCCAAACACATCTGCGGATGGGTTTACTACTAAGATGAGAGAAACCCGTTTTAATTTATCAGGTTTAACATCCCCAAAACCTCTAACATTGGAAACAAAATTTTTGGGAGAAACTGACCCAAATAGATTAAGTTTAGAAGGAAAGTTTTTAGGAGAAACAACCCCTAATCAATTGGGCGATACACCCGATAAACCGGCCATAACCCCTACTTTATTGGGTGATACGCCTGATAAACCTGCTACAACCCCTAATCCATTAGGTGCTACACCTAATAAACCCGCTACAACTCCGCAAATTTTTAATTTCACACCACAATTTACAACGCCAACAATATCAATAACTGATTATTTTCCTAATACGGATGCTAAAGGCTTTACACCAAAAATTAGGAATACTCAATTTGTTGATATAAATAATGGGATTTTTACACAACGAATACCTAACTCAAAGTTGGGTGAAGTAAACTTTTTCCCAAATGATGATGCGACCGGCTTTACAAAAAACTTTGTGGATAAAAACGAAACTAAATTTACAGGTATTAATGGTGATAAATTTACATCACCCAAAGTAAATTTTAATGGTGATTATGGGTTAAGTTTTAGTCCTGGAAATAAAATAAAATTAGAAGGTTCTGCGTTAGCAAACTATCAAAACGGAAATCAAAAATGGGTATATGGTAAAAAATATGAAGAGGGGTATGTAAGTATTGGTGATTTATTATTAAGAGAAAATTCACCATCATATATAGATAAAATTTATTCACAATTTAATTTGCAAGATGATTCTTTTAACCCGCTTCCACCATTTTTTAGTCAACCATTTGTATTGAGGGGAATACAAAGAAAAAGAAAAAAAGAACCACAAAAATGGGGATTTGGTGTTCCTGAATCTCTTGTAACCGGTGGTATTGATTTAATACGTGGTGGTGTTGTATCATCTACTGAAAGAGCATTAATAGATGTATATAGAATTGGTAGATTTATATTATCCCCCAAAGGATTGGTTTGGTCGGTATTACAATTTGGTATGCAACGAACAAATGCCTATAATAAATTATGGACACCTATAAATTTATTGGCTGCAGTTGGCGGGCAACACATTGGTTTTAAACCACAAAGACATGGGTTATTACCAATTGAAACATCATTAGACACCAATACATATCAAAACATATTAACTGGAGGATATAAAACTAAATTAGAAAGTTTTAGAAGTAATTCGGATGTTTTATTTCAGCTGGGTAATAAATCTAATAAAGTTCTGTTAAATTCACAAAATGGTGGACCCGAAAGTGTTTATGGGATTGGTATTTCAACCACAAATACATCCACAAATACATTCAGTAATATTGGACAAATTGAGGGAAATGAAAAAGCAAACTACACTCAAAAATTTAACCCAATTTTTGAAACAACCGAATTACCGTTACCAAACATCCGTGGGATAACTTCCGTAACTTTAAATACACCACGAAATCCAAACGAAGACTTTAAAAATACATACGAAAAATCTATACCAACGACCGATGATGAAAAAAATAAATTTGGACTCGCCAATAAACAATATGATGAGGGAAAAACGCCAGCAACGGGGTATGAAAAATTATTTGAAGGTGATAATTTTGCAAGTAAAAAATTAAAAACAGTTGCTAGTAATGAGGTATTAAACTATGATGATATTAGAAATTTCGCAAATGCAAAAACCGACTATAAAACTTCATTCAACGATTTCAGAACAAAAAAATCGGAAGCTTCCAAAAAAACATTAAAGGATAATATTACTAATTACAATGATAATTATTACACCGACAAAAATATAGAAAAAAGAATAAAGTTAGGAAAATCGGATACATCAATAGGAATATCTACTACTGGCGATGGTAATTTAGACTTAATAAAACTTTCTTTTACTACATCGGGTAGAATCATTCAATTTAGAGGGACTGTTAATAGTATAAGTGAAACTTTTTCCCCAAATTGGACGGAAATAAAATATAGTGGTAGAGCAGAAAACGCATACATTTATGATACATTTAGTAGAGAACTGACTTTTGGTTTTAGAGTATTCGCATATTCGGTTGGTGAATTAAAACCAATGTGGCAAAAATTAGACCAATTGGGTAAAATGACTATGCCAACCTATCTTACGGGTAATGCTGGTAATGGATATCGTGGTAATATAACAAACTTTACTCTTGGAACAATGTATAAAAAGTTTCCGGCTTTAATTACAAATTTAACATATACAGTTCCTGATGATTTTACTTGGGAAATTGGGTTGAATAAGGATTCTGGTGGGAACGAACTTCCAATGGGTGTTGATATTTCAATAACCTTAAAATTATTAGGAAAAGAATTACATTCCACATCAAACTCACCTATATACGATTATAAATAATAATTATGAAAAGATATAACACATCAAATAGATTATCTTCTACTACGGGTAGAAAGTATTATCCAACTGTAAAATATCCTGTTATAGAGGAAAAATTATCGGATATTTACATTATTGGTTCTTTTTCCGATAGGTTAGATAATTTAGCATGGCAGTATTATAAAGACCCTACATTATGGTGGATTATTGCGGAAGCAAATAGTATTGGTAAAGGTAGTTTATTAGTTCCGATTGGGAAACAAATAAGAATACCAACCGAAATAACAACCATTTTACAGGAATATACGGTATTAAATAATTTACAACAATGAGTGATAGTAAATTAAATTTTGGCAAAGAATCAGTACCATCCGAAGTTTTTTATGATGAAAAATTGGGTGAATCCGCATCAAAAATTGTAGCTGAAAGAAGGGCATATGCCAAATTTAGTTCTACTGGAAAAGGGTTTTGTAATGCTAAGCCTGCAACGATTGAATCTGCCAATGTATCATCTGCTGCATATACTGATATACTTTCAGGTCCAAGATTAGTTCCACCACCATCCCTAACATCGGTAGATTGGTCAAATGATAGTGCAAATGATATTATAGATGCGTATCTTTGGAAAGCAACTGTTAATTTTGTGTGTTATAGTCCGGGACAATTTAATAGTTTTGATAGAGCATTTTTTCAACATTTCAATGAAGTGAAATTAACTCTTGGGCGGATAAACTATGAAGGGTCAATAACGATTACTGGTACGATTGTAGATTTTCAATTTACAATAAACGAAAAATTACAATATGAATGCTCGGTTACTTTTGCTGGAGCTGCGTTTGAATCTGCCGCAGCGTTTGGATTAAATTTACAAAAGGAAAATAAAGAACATAAAATAGGAAATTTCAGTCCACAAACAATTGTTGGTTCTTTAAAAGCACGGGCAATAAAAAATTTAGAAGGTTTTGAACCTGATGCTGGGTTGGCTAAGGGAAATAGTGGTTATGGTATTGCAAAAATTAAATTAAGCGAAACAAGTTGGTTATTTTGGAACAAAGAAAAACTTGTTTATTATGTTTCTTTATCAAAATTAATTGAAACAATTAATGAGAATTTACCAAAAGATGGTAATTTTAAAGGTATAAACTATGATGTTGTATCAGAAACGCAAATAACGCCAAAGATTAAATCTGCAAATCCATTAAATGTATTAAATCAAGGTAATGGTGGTGAGGCTGCTAACTATGCCGAAGGTGCAAACTTTGGATGGGATGGTGGTGATGTTATGTATTTTGTATCATTTGATTTTTTAGAAAAAATTGAGTATGATTCTCCTGGTGATAAATCTGACAATCCGCACGCAACTAAAAATACACTTATTCAGTTTATACGAAAAGTTTTAGATGAAATAAATAATTGTTTGGGTGATTCTATAAAATTAGAATTAATACCATATGGTCAGTCTGGAGAGGGCATTGAACATGGATATGAAATAACGGATAGAAAAACTCTTATCCAAAACCTTAAAGGTTTAACAATTGTAAACCCATTAAATAAAACCGCAAAAATAAGAAATATAAATATACAATCTACAATTGACTCTGAAATTGCAGCAATTGCATTATCTTCCGCTCAAAGTGGTAAGGGACAGGGAACTATTAGAGGTGTTTTTGGGTGTACACCTACTTTACCTGATGTGGTACAGCATAAACAAGAATTAGTAAATATGTATGATTCATTTAAAGAATTGGATGAAACCATTCTAAATGAATGTATTCAAACATTAAAAAAAATATGTAATGTTCAATTACCACAACAAATTGGATATAAATATGGTGTAACTTTAACTGTAACTGTGGATGGGTATGGACAGCATTTATTTGGAAAAGCATTTAAAGTTGCAGGATTACCTTCAATGCTTCGTGCTTCCAATGTTTATTTTATTATTTTGAAACAATCTCACAAATTTGATAATGGTGATTGGACAATGGATTTAGAAGGTCAAATGATGTTTGATATAAGTGATAATGCAACAATTCCCAAAGCATTTGATCCAATTAAAGGTGTATCACCAACACCGCCCGTAACAAGAGATTTATCAGCGGCCCAAATTAATGAAATAAATGAGGGCAATGACGGATTTTAGTATGGCACGAAAAAAATTATATTATATGCCGGGCGATAAAGTTTCCGGAATTTCAAAATCATCTGAGTGGATGTTGGAAACAGGTGAGGAATATATTGACGCATACCATAGATATAAAAGTACGGGGGAAGTATATACTGGGAGTGAATATTTGGAAGGTATATCTAAACCACTTATTCCATATAAAAACTTAAATAATCAGACTGAAAAAACTATCTTTGAGTATGATAAATTGACAAACGATAAGTTTAAAAACAAATATAAATCACCAATACCCTTCACACCCACACCAACACAATCCGATTATAATCGTGGTTATTTGGATAGATATATTGTATCCCAATTTAATAATTCAAATTTATATGAAGTTTCTAAAAAAAATTTTGAAGAATTGGATGAATTTTTGTATATTAAGAAAGAATTTAAGTGGAAAATTGGTAGATTGGAATATACACCCCAAAAAGACATTATAGATACAAACCAAAAAGTAATAAACCTTTTAAAAAATGACATATCAAATATAGACAGGTTTTTAACTAATTTAAAGCAATTTTCAGTATAGTGTCCACTAAATTGGACAGTTTTAACCTAAAATGTGGATAACTTTTGGGGGAAAAGCTTGGAAGTTTAGGATTTTTGTAGTATCTTTACTATGTAAGACAATGAGAGATATGAAAACCGAACTAACAAATTTAACAGGTTCTGAAAAAGTTCTTTGGAAAGCGACCTACGATTTTCACTTAAAATATGGGGCATCCGAAGAAAAGGCCAGAATGGAAGCGGATGCTAAGATTGTGAACAAACGAAAGCTTGGAAAAAAATTAACTTATAAATTCTAAACCCTATGAAAAAGTATTGGAAAAAATTTAAAGTTCCTTTTTACAGTCAATTTCTTTTCGCCCGACGAATGGCTGCTCTTGGCTACAAAGTTACAAAAGTAGAGGGTGGGTTGTTCAATTCAGTTTATCGTGTATCGGGTTATACAATTGATGTACTTTATTTGTAATTTTAATTATTCTTTCGTATATTAGTTAAATGATTTTTAACGAAATTCCCCGTACCCTATCTTCGGATAGGGTTTTGGTGTATCCAGTATATAGTTCTTTGAGCAAACACTCTGCTCAAACGGAATTATCATCCCTTTTTATTTCGGATGGGGAGGTGGATGCTTGTATAAATTTCCGAAATTTAGATGCTGATATATTTGGGGGTGAGTTAGACCTGAATAGATTTAATGAGGTGTTTGTGGTGGATTTAAAATCATTTTTATATCACTACAATACCCACAAAAACCTATACGATTTACAGGCTCAATTGTTTCATCTTGGGATGAATTGGGAGGTAGATGAATTAGGGATATATCCTATATTCAGACGGAGGGGTGTGCCAAAGAGTGGTGATTTAATACCGATATTAAAACACTATGAGGGGTTTGGTGATTGGAAAAAATTATTTAATAGTATTAGGAACAACCCACCACATAAATTTTCAAAATTGTATCCGCATTCTTTATACAACATAGAAAAGTGGGGTATAAATACTAAAAGCGGTATTGAATATACAAAGTATAACTTTCTTACATCCACATCCCGTCCTTCTAATGCGTTCAATGGCATTAACTATGCGGCACTTAAAAAGGGTGATGATACCCGAAGTAGATTTGTATCTCGATTTGATAATGGTAAGTTGTTCAGTTTTGATTATGATGGCTACCACATTCGTTTAATTGCCGGGTTGATAGGAGAACCCATACCAACTGATATATCCGCTCACAATTGGTTAGGTCAACAATACGGAGTGCCTATGGAGCAAGCAAAACCTATAACTTTTAGGCAGTTGTATGGTGGGGTGCAGGATGAGTATAAACATATACCATTTTATAGTTCGGTTTCTGCGATGATTGATAGGTTATGGGATGAGTTTTCTTTTAATTTTGGGATTAAGACCCCTATATTTAAGAGAATTATCCGAAAATCCGATGAAATGAATAAAAATAAACTATTTAATTACTTATTACAATCATTAGAAACGGAAAGAAACATACTTATTATAGATAAACTCTCAAAACAATTAGGAGAATACAAATCAATACCCGTACTTTATACTTATGACTCAATCTTATTTGATGTATCTGATGATGAAATAGATACATTCCCCAAAAAGGTAAAAGAGATTATGGAGTTTGGTGGTTATCCTGTAAAGGTTGAGGTTGGGGATGATTATAAAAATATGTTTAGTATATAATAAAGATATTTATACTTATGAAGAATAGTTTTATTGAAGAAATTTTATATATAGCATGGGTTGAAATAGGAACTGACCTTATCAACATAAATGAGCCAAGAGTTATAAGGCACATTTCTGAGATTGCATCTGATTTATATGGGAAAGAGGTTGGTAAGTATTTACATACTCTATTATCAGAGCAAGGAACACCACCAAAACCACCAACAACCCTACCTGCTCAACCCGATGGTGAGGAAGATAATCCCGAAAAGGATATAGAGGCAATTGAGTTTGGTATGATGACCGCTGCTGAAAAAGAAGAATACCTGAAAAAGAAAAAGATGGGGTTGGAGGAAGATACTTGGGTTAAGAATAAAAAATCAGGTTCAGTATATACCGTTAAAAAACACAATCCTGAAACGCAAGATATTGCGAGCGAAGACGATGTTGAAAAGGAAAAACAAAAATCAAAACAATCGGATGATTTGGATGAACCTAAAGGTGAACCTGCCTTCGAAGAGCGTATTATAGCGGGTAAAGATAAAACTTTAATAAAAACGAATTCATTAGAATCCAAAGCTTTTACTCAAGAAATGATTCCTGATGATGTCGAATTTGAAAAGAAAAATGTAAAATTAGCAAACCCAATTCCACCCGAGGCTTTTAAGATTCCAACTGATTTCATCTCTAATCCAAAATTCCCAAAACGATATTTGAAAGCATTAGAACGAATGATGAATACCCGTCCTAGTGGTGATGCTACAAAATGGTCTCACTTTAGCGATATTTCTGGAGGAGCTGGTCAAATATCTGCTCAAGCCGGAGAATTGATGACGATGATGGGTGTATCCATGTCAAACGAAGAATTTACAAAATTAACTGAATCTCTTTTAGTATACGAATCTGCATTGATTAAAAACAACCCTGCTTTAAAAGCTGAAAATAGTAGAATTGTTACAAAGAGTTGGATAGAGGCTGCTAAAAACAATAGACAGGCAATACTAAATCGGATTAATTTACAATATCCTGGTGCTGAAATTGTGGTTACATCTTGGGATACTAAAAATGAAGTGGAAGCACTTGGTCTTAAAAACTACAATAAAAATAAAGGATTTTCAAGCGATATGTACGCCAAAATTAGACTACAAGATGGTAGTGAAATTTTGGATGAGGTTTCGTTGAAAAAATCAACTTTAGTTAATTTTTTGAATTCGGGCACAGGTAAATTTTCTGAATGGGATGCTGATTTGCCAAATGAAATTAATCAAAAAGTGTATTCATCAAATCAAAGAAAGGCTCTAAGCAATTTTGGTTCAAAATTTTCAAATGATATTAAAAAATTAATTGATTCAAATGACCCTGCTGCAAAATCATTAGTAGATACTATAAAATCTAAAAAAATATCATTTGATGATGCTTTAAATGATTTAAAAAAGGGTGGTGGAAATCGTGGTAAAGCTAAAGTTGTATTAGAAGGTATAAAGGCTCTTGCCGATTCTGGAAATGAAGAGGCAAAACAATACATGAAAAATGTTGATGAAACCCATCGTAAATATCAATCTGCCGCTATTAAAGCAATTGTTACAAATCCAAAACTGAAAGCCGGTATGTTGGCAGAAATTAAAAATGAGTTTCCTCTAAAATCTATTTCCGATGGCGAAGAAACAATGGCTATTGGTCCAAACTCTTTGGATAAAACAATAATGGAAAAAATATTTGGAACATCTGATTTTAAACAAATCAAAGAAAAATTAGTGGCTCAAGATGGTAATCCTCCTTATTTGGGGTATAAGGCTGATATTGATGGTAAAATTATTCCATTGGCTACAATTTCAATTCGTGAAGATGGTGTTGGTTACGGTGGTGTAATAAAATTTGAAATGCAGTTGGATAAAAGGTTTGCTAAAATACTTGAAGCTGCTAATAAAGATGTATATTCAAAATAATTATGGAGATATGAGTGAAAACACAGTTATTAATAACCTTTACAAAAGATGATTTATGCGATAGTGATGTGTCGGCTATAAAAACCGGATTTACATTATTTAGTAAAAAAATATTTGTATTGACATTAGAAAATTCAGATGAATTGGTTATTAGTTATAATATCATACCCACACATACCTCAAAATTTTTACCAAATACAATAATGGTGCATAGAAAAAGAGAAACAAATACATTATATACTATAAACGCCTTAAATAGACTTATTCAAAAGTTAAATGGCGGTGTTTTGGATAAAAATTACCAATTGAATTGGGAAGATTATAAAAATGGAGTTTTATTAACAAACGATACGGGTTTTAAATTTTTAAAAACAACTATTTATAAAGTAGTAACTGCTGAATAAAAAATAATAAATATTGGAAAAATATTTGGAATTGTCAACCAAATGTTGTATATTAGTGACTATAATTTTTGTTTAACTATTAAAAAATGGAGTAATTATGGGAATTGACCTAAACGCAATCCGAAATCGTTTGAATACACTTCAAACAAAAGTTCAAAAGACTGATACCTTATGGAAACCAAATCCAGGTAAGCAGCAAATCAGATTAGTGCCTTATGTGCACAACAAAGAAAACCCTTTCATTGAATTGTATTTTCACTTTGATTTTGGTGGAAAAACTATTCTATCACCTGTATCATTTGGTGAGAAAGACCCTATCGTAGAATTTTCAGAGCAATTGAAAGCAACGAAGGATAGGGAAGATTACAACCTCTCTAAAAAACTAACCCCAAAAATGAGAACTTATGTTCCTATTTTGGTAAGGGGTGAAGAATCGGAGGGTGTTAAATTTTGGGGATTTGGTAAGCAGGTTTACCAAGAAATCCTCGCGTTCTTCGCAGACCCAGACTATGGTGATTTGACTGACCCTATGAGTGGTAGAGATATTACCGTAGAGTTCAAATCAGCAGCAGAGGTGGGTAAATCTTATCCTGAAACATTTATTAGGGTAAAACCAAACACAACACCAATGACTGAAGATAAGAATATTGTTCAGTTGGTAAAAAATCAAGCCGATTTAAGCACAATCTTCAAGCGATACACTTATGATGAGTTGAAGGGAATGTTGGAGGTTTGGTTGGAAACTGGTGAAGTGAAAGAAGAAACAAAATCAGAACAACCTGCGGTTGTAGAAGCTACACCAACCACAAGCAAAGCCGGTTCAGTAAAAGAAGCATTTGACGACCTTTTTAACGATTAATCTATATGAGTAAACCAAAAGTAGATATAGTTCGTGATGAACTATCTACCATACTCGCAGATAATCTTAATAAGAAGTTCAAATCACACCACAAAGTAGCTTATTATTTAGACGGTTCAGAGCAGACACCCACCGATTTAGACGAGTGGGTGTCTACTGGCTCTGAAATGTTAGATTTGGCTATATCAAATCGCCCAAATGGTGGTTTGCCTGTTGGTAGAATTACGGAGATTACGGGATTGGAAGGTAGTGGTAAATCATTGGTAGCGGCCCATTCGATTGCGGATACGCAAAAGAGGGGTGGGTTAGGTGTGTATATTGATACTGAAAACGCACTTAATCAGGAGTTTTTAGAGGCAATTGGTGTTGACCTAAAAAAGATGTTGTATGTTCCATTGGAAACGGTAGAAGATATTTTTGAAGCAATTGATTCAATTATTGATTCGGTAAGAAAATCCGATAAAAAGAAATTGGTTACTATTGTAGTGGATTCGGTCGCAGGCGCATCAACAAAGGTTGAAATATCAGCGGATTATGACCAGGCCGGATTTGCAACTCAAAAAGCAATTATCATTTCAAAGGCAATGCGTAAAATTACCAACTTAATTGGTAGAGAGCGAATTACTCTTATTTTTACAAACCAATTAAGAACGAGAATGGGAGTAAGTTTTGGAGATCCATGGACCACATCCGGTGGTAAAGCAATCGCATTCCATTCAAGTTGTAGAATTCGTTTGAAGCAGATGGGGCAGTTGAAAGCAAAGGTTGGTGGTATTGACCAGGTGGTTGGTATTAAAACGCGGGCACAAGTTATTAAAAACCGAATGGGGCCACCGCTTCGTTCAATAGATTATGATATTTACTTTGATAGTGGTATTGATAATTTGGGATCGTGGTTGGAGATGATGAAGGCGTATAAACTTGCAAATCAAAGTGGTGCTTGGTATACTTGGACGGATAAAGAAACTGGGGAAGAAATAAAGTTTCAAGCGAAGAATTTCCCAGAACTACTCCAAACTCGTGCTGATATAAAGGAAAAAATCTACAACGAAATTTGTGATTCTTATATCCTTTCTTATAAGGAAGCATCCGATGAAGCGAATACTGACAACATAGAATTATCTGATTTTGATGACTAAGAATTACAAAGAATTATTGAGTAAGCTGGGAAATCAGCAAACAACAAATCAAAACCTAAATGATAAGGTATTGATAATTGATGGACTTAATATGTTTATCAGAGTGTTTGGAGCAGTCCCAGCTCTTAATGATGATGGTGAGCATTGTGGTGGTATAACGGGTTTCCTGTTATCCACCGCAGCCACTATTCGTAATTTAAATCCATCAAGGGTAGTTATAGTGTTTGATGGTAAGGGTGGTTCGCATCGTAGAAAAAAGGTGTATGCGGATTACAAAGGGGGTAGAACGGGATTAACCCGATTGAATAGATTAAGTGGATATGAGGATATAGAGGACCAACAGCAATCTATGAAAAAGCAGTTTGTTCGCTTGTATGAATATTTACAAAACTTACCCATAACGCTTCTACAAGTTGATTATGTGGAAGCAGATGATTTGATGGCTTGGATGGCCAATCATTATTTTAAGAAAGAGGTAGTACTATTATCATCCGATAAAGATTTTTTACAATTGGTAAATGAACGAATTAAGGTTTATTCACCCGTTAAAAAAGTAATGTATGATGAACCCCTTGTCAAGGAAGAGTGGGGTGTAATACCACAAAACTTAATTTGGTATCGTGTAATAATGGGGGATACATCTGATAATATTAAAGGTGTTAATGGTATTGGTGCAAAAACCATTTTAGGTAAAATGGATTTTTTGAATGAGGGGGAATTAGATTATGATGGATTTGTTGCAGGGATAAAGAAAAATTGTGATGAGAAATTATCAAAAAAATTATTGGATTCTATCCAAACAATAGAATTGAATTATGATTTAATGCAATTGAAATTACCTGATATATCAACATCTATAACATCAAATATTAGAAATACATTGGATAATCACCAGCCTAAATTGAATTTGCTGGAATTTAAAAAAATGTTTATGTATGATAAGTTATATACTGCTTTTGCGAATGTAGATTCGTGGTTACGGAATAGTTTTATGGGATTGGATAATATCCTAAAAAATTACTTTGAAAAAACCAAATAAAGTTGTATATTAGTATCATATGGAAAAATTTGGAACAAAATTCGGAACCGGATTTCAAACAAAAATATTATCTGCACTATTATCAGATATGCTATTTAGCAGGCAGATATTTGATATATTAAAACCCACCTACTTTGACTCAGAAGCCTCTGAGTGGTTGTGTAAAACCATTTTAGATTACATAGATACCTACGAATCCAAACCAACATTAGATGTTCTTAAAACGAAGATAAACGGCATTGAGAGAGATATTCTAAAGAGTTCGGTTATAGATACATTAAAGGGTGCTTGGCAGGGGTTAGAATCCGATGACTTAGATTATGTAAAAGAAGAGAGTTTAAACTTTTGTGTCAATCAATCCCTTAAACAGGCTATTTTAGATTCAATCCCGCTTTTAGAGCAGGGTAAGTATGATAAGATAAAATCAACAATTGATTCTGCTATGAAGGCTGGGCAACCAACTGATATTGGGCATGAATACAAATTGATGATAAATGAGAGATATGAAGATTTAGCAAGAAACCCTGTTCCAACTGGTTGGGATGTAATAGATGAAATTACGCAGGGTGGTTTTGGTGTTGGTGAGTTGGTAATATTTGCTGCACCGCCGGGCATTGGTAAATCCTGGTCATTGGTAAATGTTGCTGCAGCAGCCGTTAAGATGGGAAAGACGGTAGTTTATTACACATTAGAACTTTCAGAAGCAATGATAGGTCAAAGGTTTGATGCAGTTTTTACGGGAATACCTATACCTAATTTAAAATATAATAAAGAAGAAGTTGAAAAAACCATTTCTTCATTGAAAGGTGATTTGGTAATTAAGGATTTTCCATCTGGAACTGCGGGAATAAACGCTTTGAAAGCCCACATTGATAGAATGGTGTTGCAGGGTAAAAAACCTGATATTATTGTGGTTGACTATGCTGATTTGTTGCGGGGTTCTGTAAAAGAAAAAAGATATGAGGTTTTGGAAGAGTTGGTAGTAGATTTGAGGGGTATGGCAGGTGAGTATGGTGTTCCATTATATACCGCGTCGCAGATTAACAGGTCGGGTGCAGATCAAGATGTAATTACGGGAACATCAATTGCAGGTTCGTTTTCTAAATTAATGACTGCAGATTTTGTAGTTTCGTTAAGTAGGAAAATTGATGATAAGTTAGCAGGAACTGGTAGGTGGCATGTTATTAAAAACCGATTTGGGCCTGATGGTATGACATTTCCATCTCGTGCAAATTTCTCAAATGGGCAAATTGAAATCTACAATGATAATTCAATAGATGGTCAAAATACGCAAAAAGATATGAAAGAGGGTGGAACTTTGGTAAGGAAAAATTTATTGCAAAAATACAAAGATATGAAGGGTGATATTGGGTTTTAATTTGTATTTATATTTACACACAAAAATTTTAGGGAGATATTATGGGATTGTTTGATGAACGAATACCTTATAAGCCATTTGAATATCCGGCTTATTTTAATGATGGGTGGATGCCACAAATGCAGGCATTTTGGTTACATACTGAAATACCAATGCAGGGAGATGTAAAAGATTGGAAAGAAAATTTAAAACCGCATGAAAAAAATCTTGTAGGAAATATTCTTTTAGGTTTTGCTCAAACCGAATGTGCTGTTTCTGATTATTGGACTGGGATGGTTACAAAATGGTTTCCAAAACATGAAATTAAACAAATGGCAATATGTTTTGGTTCGCAGGAAACTATTCACGCAACCGCATATTCTTATTTGAATGAAACACTTGGGTTGGAAGATTTTGAGGCTTTTATGCATGAGCCGGAAATCAAAGAAAAGTTTGAATATTTAACAAAGGTATCTGCGGACTGGACACCCGAACAATTAAAAGAAAACCCAAAAGCAAGAGAAGAGGTGGGTAGAAGCCTTGCAATCTTTTCAGCCTTTGCAGAAGGTGTTTCTTTATATTCATCATTCGCAGTTCTTTATTCATTCCAAATGAGAAATCTTCTAAAAGGGATTGGACAACAAATGAAATGGAGTGTAAGGGATGAATCTCTTCATTCTAAAATGGGTTGTACACTTTTTAGACATATGTGCGAAGAATACCCAACTTTGTTAGAAAGTGTTAGGGATGAAATTCAAACCGCTGCCAAATTAATGGTAGAGATGGAATTAAAGTTCATTGATAAAATGTTTGAGATGGGTAATTTGGAAAATCTAAATGCAGTAGATTTGAAAGAGTTTATAAAACAAAGGGCCAACGAAAAGCTAGGAGAACTTGGATACAACCCAATGCCCGGAGGGGACTTTTATTTTGAAGTTGATAAAGAAAGTTCATCAAAGTTGGAGTGGTTTTATAATCTTACGGGGGGAGTTACATGGACTGATTTCTTTGCGATGAGGTCTACTGATTATTCCAAACCCGGTCAGGGTGAGAATTGGGATGATTTATTTTAAAAATAGTTCTATTATCTAATGGTTTTTTTACTTAACCTATATTTATAATAAACAATTATACTGTGTATATTTATAAAACTACAAATTGTATAAACGGAAAAGTTTATATAGGTAAAAGTGAAAAACCATTTAACAAAAACTATTATGGTTCTGGTATTTTATTGGAAAAGGCTATAAAAAAGTATGGAAAACATAATTTTAAAATTGAAGTATTGGAACAATTACTTACAATTGATGAGCTAAACAATAGGGAGAAGTATTGGATAAAATATTATTCGGATAATTCATATAATTTAGCAGAAGGGGGGACTGGTGGTTGGACAACTAAACATTATTCATCTGAACAAAAAGAATCTTATAGTAAGTTGTTATCATCAAAACGAATTGGAAAAACTCATACTATTGATACAATTGAAAAATTAAAAAAAATGCACTCTGGAAAAAACTTTGGAGATAGTAAAAAGGTATCTGAAACTGTTAAAAAATTGTGGAAAGACCCAAATTCAATATTTAACAGCCCAGATTATAGAAAGAAGTTATCTGATGCAGGTAAAAAAAGAGTTTGGAGTGATGAAACAAAAGAAAAAATTAGACAAAGTAAATTAGGCTCAAATAGCCCGGTGGCAATTAAAATAGAAGTGGATGGTATAATTTATGAAACTCGTAGAGAATGTGCCAAGCATTTTAATATTAGTGAACCGGCTGTTAGTAAAAGATGTTTGAGTAAAAATTTTGAAAATTGGAAAATTATTAAATAAAAAAGTATATGAATGTAGCAGATAAAATAGCAGAAGAATTAGGATGGCAAAAAGAGGTTGATTATCCATCGTGGGGACATACTGAAGTATATCTCAAAACAATATCAAAGGGATATGTTTTACCAGGAGAAAAACCCAAAGATGCTTATTGGAGAGTGTGTACAGCCGTTGCACGAAGGTTAAATAAACCACAACTTGCATCAAAGTTTTTTGATTATATTTGGAGGGGTTGGTTAAACCTTGCAACACCCGTCTTATCAAATACAGGGACAGATAGGGGATTACCTATTTCCTGTTTTGGTATAGATGTTGGTGATTCAATCCAAGAGATTGGTCAAAAAAACCTTGAAATGATGCTTTTAGCGAAGCATGGTGGTGGTGTGGGTATTGGTGTAAATATGATTAGGCCTGCTGGGTCTAAAATAAGCCAAAATGGGACATCTGATGGGGTAGTTCCTTTTTGTAAAATATTTGATTCTACAATCCTTGCAACAAATCAGGGAGCAGTTCGTAGGGGAGCAGCATCCGTCAATTTGAACATTGAACATAAAGACTTTGAAGATTGGTTGGAAATTAGAGAACCAAAGGGTGATGTAAATCGCCAATCGTTAAACCTACACCAATGTGTAATTGTTGGTGATAAGTTTATGCGTAAATTAGAAGATGGGAATGAGGAAGCAAGAAGAAAATGGTCTAAATTATTACAAAAAAGAAAAGCAACAGGAGAACCTTATATAATGTATAAGGGGAATGTAAATAAACAAAACCCAGACGCATATAAAAAGAATGGGTTAAAAGTGTTTATGACGAATATTTGTAGTGAAATTGCGCTTCATACGGATGAATCTCACTCCTTTGTGTGTTGTCTTTCATCCCTAAATCTTGCTAAATACGATGAATGGAAAGATACTGATTTGATATACACTGCTACTTGGTTTTTGGATGGGGTATTGGAGGAATTTATTCAAAAAGCAAAAAATATGAGAGGTTTTGAAAATTCGGTTCGTTCTGCTGAAAAAGGTAGAGCGTTGGGGTTGGGTGTATTGGGGTGGCATACTTATTTACAACAAAGGGGTATTTCTTTTGAGGGATTACCTGCTCAATTTGAGACAAGAAAGATATTTTCACAAATAAAGATAGAGAGTGAAGGGCAAGTAGGGATTTAGCAAACGAATATGGTGAACCACTTTGGTGTGTTGGAACTGAAATGAGAAACACTCATTTAAGGGCAATTGCACCAACGGTATCAAACTCAAAGTTGAGTGGTAACATTTCAGCAGGTGTTGAACCTTGGGCAGCGAATGTATTTACCGAACAAACCGCAAAGGGAACATTTATTCGTAAAAATCCTGAATTAGAAAGGGTTTTGCGTAAAATTGGTATAAACAATAAAGAAACTTGGGATAAGATATTGGAAGATGGTGGTTCGGTGCAGGGTATTGATGAATTAGAAAAGTGGGGATTTTTGGGTGGTAAACTTATGCATATGCAGGAAATACCCGAAGATGCTATTCAAAATAAACAAGTTGATTGGGTAAAAGATGTTTATAAAACATTTAAGGAAATTAACCAATTGGAATTGATAAAGCAGGCGGGTATTAGACAACAATACATTGACCAGTCAGTTTCTTTAAATTTGGCATTTCCATCACAAGCAACACCAAAATGGATAAACCAAGTTCACTTTGAGGCTTGGAAAGAAGGAATAAAAACGCTTTATTATATGAGGACAGAAAGTGTTTTACGAGGAGATATTGCAGCAAGGGCAACAGACCCAGATTGTATTTCGTGCGACGGTTAAAAAATAAATTATGAAAACAAACAAATTATATAGATTTCCAAAAAGTGGATACATCGGTGGTGTGTGCCATGGTTTGGGGAATCATACAGGAATAGACCCAATCATATGGAGAATCATTGCGATTTTCGGTGGGTTTGGTTTAATATATTTTATATTATGGATAATGCTTGAAAAAGGAGATTAAAATGTTAGAATATTTATATTTCAGCGCAAAATGGTGTGCACCATGTAGGGTGTTAGCACCAACAATGTTAGAGGTATCAAAAACGATACCTGTAAAAAAGATTGATATTGATGAAAACCCACAATTAGCATCTCAATGGGGTATAAAAAGTGTCCCAACTGTTCTTGCTTTAAAAGATGGGGTAGAGATAAGAAGAATTATTGGGGTAAAACCCGCAGGAGAATACTTGACACTTTAAAAATTATTTCGTATATTGTAAGTTATGAGAAAGCAAATAGAACAAGTAAAACAATTTCATGATGTATATCGTCAGAAATATCAAACATCACCAACTGCTCAGACAGATGAGATTTGTAATTTAAGATACAAACTTGGGTTGGAGGAATTAAATGAGTATAAAGAAGCAAATGATGGGGATGACCCAGTGGGTATTGCTGATGCACTTGCGGACCAACTTTATATCTTATTAGGAACAATTCTCGCACATGGAATGGCGGATATTATTGAAGATGTATTTGATGAAGTTCATCGCTCCAATATGTCAAAGTTGGATGAGAATGGAAATCCAATTTATAGAGAGGATGGTAAAATCTTAAAAGGGCCAAAT